ATGGAAGATTGGAATCGTAATGAATGGCAAGGAAAACGAAAAGACCAAATTGAGTATTCAAGAATGGTAACTAGTATTAGCATGGTTTTAATTGTTGTAATTTTTTTGGTTTACGGAATTTGTTATCTTTGTGGTATAAAGTTATAATCACGCTTGGGTGGTGGAACAGGTAGACACGTATCACTTAAAATGATATTCCCATAGGGAGTGAGGGTTCAAGTCCCTCCCCGAGTACCAAGTTCGACCCCTACAGGGGGTACGAAACCGTGATAAGTTAGTAGATATGTCTGCACCGACTATCTTTAAAGAACGCAGGAAACGCGCAGATACCTGATGTCGCTAACCAATTTCACGGTAATATTTGGTAGTTCAAAAAACTATTACTACATTTGTAAAACAAAAAAATATAAAAATAAACTATGGAAAAAAATTTAAAATTATATCGTATCTACTTAGATGATGTTCGAACTCCTGTTGATATGGATAATTGGGTTGTTGTTCGTTCTTATGATGAGTTTGTGGAAAAAATAACTGAGATTGGGTTGGATAACATTTCTTTAATCTCTTTGGACCATGACTTAGGTGATACTGCGATGGCGGAATGGCATAAAAATGTTTACCACAACTACACTTTGAATTACGATAACATCACTGAAAAAACAGGGATGGATTGTACTAAATGGATGGTGGGGCAATGGATGGATGGTAAACCTGTGGTTGATGTGGTTATTCACTCAGCGAATGCTATCGGGAGTGCGAATATGCTGGGCTATATTAATAACTACCGTCACATTCATCGTTTACCACAAAATTGTGTGAGAGTACAAATTGAACATACTGTATAAATATGAATATTTTCTTTTTAGATTTTGACGTTAAAAAGTGTGCAAAATACCATTGTGACAAACATGTTGTCAAGATGATATTAGAAACCGCACAACTTTTATGTTCATCCCACCACGTAACAGGTGGGACCGCTCAGTACAAACTATCTCATAAAAATCATCCATGTTCAATTTGGGTTAGGGAATCGTTATCTAATTACCTTTACCTATGTGAATTAGGTTTGTCGTTAGGAGAAGAATATACGTACCGTTATGGTAAAAAACATAAGTCTGTTGAGGTGATTGAATGGTGTTTATCAAATAGGCCAAACATTAAAGATGTTGGTTTTACCACACCACCATTGGCAATGCCCGATGAATATAAAGTTGATTCAGTGGTGGAATCATATAGAAATTATTATAAAGGAGCCAAGTCGGAGATAGTCTCTTGGAAAAATAGAGAAATTCCTGATTGGTTTTTAGAAAAAAAAGAGTTAGATTTGTGTTATGATTAAAATACAAGGCGATAGTAAAGGACGTTTTCCAGATGTATGGGGGTTTTCGGACCCACATTACAACCACAAAAATCTTTGTCGTGGTGTAACAAATTGGCGTTTGCCTGATGGAACGGTTCCTATTAACCAAACTCGGGATTTTCCTGATTTGGATAAAATGAATGCGACTATTGTTAACAACATTAATGATGTTGTAATGCAAGATGATATATTGATTTGTCTTGGTGATTGGTCGTTTGGAGGGTACGATTCTATCAAAGAATTTTGGGACCGAATTGTTTGTAAAAACATTCACCTTGTTCTTGGGAACCATGACCACCACATCGATAGAAATAGAGATGGATGTCGAGGGTTGTTCAAGTCAGTAGAACACTACAACACCCTTACAATGGGTCAAAACACGTTCAGGTTGATGCACTACCCAATTAGTTCTTGGAATGGTCTTAACAAAGGTGTTATGCACTTACACGGACACTGTCACCTATTAACAAACATGAGATTTGGTGTTGGTCAACGTATGGATGTGGGGATGGATGGTCACCCTGAGTTCCGACCATATCACGTAATTCGTGAGATTGTGCCATTGTTGAAAGATAGACCAATCAAGTCTGATATTTATGATGACCATCACACAGATAAAATAATTAATAAAGATAAAGGATAAGAATATGAAACTTGATAAAGAAATTTTAATTTGCAGTTGTAATTCAACTGACCACCAATTAATTGTTCTATATGAACAAGAAGAGGATTCTCCATTGGTTTATTTTCATATTCATTTGAATGAAAGACCTTTTTGGAAAAGATTGGTTTATGGTATAAAATATATTTTTGGTAGAAAATCTAGATACGGGGCATTTGATGAATTTATCTTTAATCACGATGACGCTCACAAAATTGAGAGGATTTTAGAATATTTACGTGATGAAAAAACCGTGTAAAGAATGTCCCCACCTTATTCGTAACCGTCATAACGATACGATAGTAGAGTTTGCGGAAAGAACAGGGAAAAGTCATAACTGTCACATGACCAAAGGAAAGAAAAATTTGTGGGATGTTACAGATAAAAAATTAGAGTGTTACGGTAGTAAAAAAGTAAAAAATGGAAAGAAATTTAGCGAGTATTAGAAAAATAACAAACATTACCCCAATTGATGGCGCTGACAAAATTGAATTGGCAACTATTGACTCTTGGAAAGTTGTTGTTGCTAAAGACGCAAATCATAAAAGTGGTGATATGGTTATCTACTGTGAAATTGACTCATTCTTACCAATCAGAGATGAGTTTGAATTCTTGAGAAAAAGTTCATACAAAAAAATGGGTGACCAAGAAGGTTTCCGATTAAAAACTATTAAACTTCGTGGTCAAGTGTCTCAAGGTTTAATTTTACCTATTGTAGTATTAAATCCTCCTGACACAAACATTTACGTAACTCCGTTTGAAGGATTGGATGTGACTGAAATGTTGGGGATTGTTAAATACGAACCACCAATCCCTGCTGAGTTATCAGGTAAAGTGAAAGGTTTATTCCCTTCTTTCTTACGTAAAACAGATGAGGAAAGAGTTCAGAATTTAACAAAAGAATACGAACAATACAAATCTTTAGGCCGTAAATTTTACGTAACCGAAAAATTGGACGGTTCTTCAGCAACATTTTACTACAAAGACGGTGTATTCGGAGTATGTTCTCGTAACTTGGAATTACTTGAAACTGAGGGAAATACTTTTTGGAAAGTTGTTCGTGAATTGGATTTGGAAAATAAAATGAAATCTTTGGGTAAAAACATTTCAATTCAGTCAGAACTTATTGGAGAATCGGTACAAGGAAATCCATATAAAATTAAAGGACAAACTATAAGATGCTTCAACCTGTTTAATATTGATACTCAGGAGTATTATTCATTAACTGACTTTAAAGATACTGTGGAGATGTTAGGTTTGAAAACCGTACCTGTGTTAGACACTAATTTCAAACTACCTGACACTATTGATGAGTTATTAAAATTTGCTGATAGTAAATCGGAGTTAAATACTAACTACGATAGAGAGGGTATTGTGATTAGAACCTTAGATAGAAAAATCTCATTCAAAGTAATTTCAAATAAATTTCTTTTAAAATCGGAAAATTAAGAGTACATTTGTAATATGTTAGAAAAATTAAATGAGTATTTTGAAAAAGGGTTGGTGTACAAACAAGTACACCCAACTCTTCCTTTGACTATATGGAATTATACTGAAAAAGTACAATACGAAGGATTGTGGGACGAAATAACTTTACAAACTCGAGGACTTGTTACCGATGATGAAGGGAATGTTGTTGCTCGACCATTCAAGAAATTCTTTAATATAGAAGAGAAAAAATTCACCGCAACTGAAGAGTTTGAGGTGTATGAAAAAATGGACGGTTCATTAGGAATATTATTTTTCTATGAAGGTAAATGGATAGTTGCAACCCGTGGGTCTTTTACTTCCGACCAAGCGGTAAAAGCTCAGGAAATACTCAAGTCAAAATATATAGTTGAGTCAATACCAAAAGGGTACACTACTTTATTCGAAATAATATTTCCTGAAAATCATATAGTCGTTGATTACGGTGATGAGGAGAGTTTGGTAGTTTTAGGTATGACTAGCAGAATGTCAGGTAAAGAGATGGACTATGATTCATTATTGAATGTTCATAACGAATCAGGTATGTCCGTTGTTAAAAAATACGATGGTATCAATGACTACAAACAACTTAAAGAAATGGTTAAAAACGACCAAGAGGGGTTCGTAGTGAAGTTCTCCAATGGGGATAGAGTCAAAGTTAAAGGTGTTGAGTATCTTCGTTTACATAAAATTATGGCTAATTTATCGACCACTGCGGTTTGGGAAGTTTTAAGTAATGGTGGAGATATGGAAAATTTATTAAAAGATGTTCCGGACGAATTTTATAAAAAAATTAAAACTTATGTTCAAGATTTAAAATACGGATTCTTTCAAATATCTGAACGAGCTGAAAAACTTCACGATGGGTTTCGTTATGGAAAATATGGTGATAGAGATTCAGAACCAACAAAAAAAGAATTTGCTGAGTTTGTATTCAATCAAGATAAAGTCTTACAACCGGTCATGTTCTCAATGTGGGATAGAAAGCCATATGACCATATAATATGGAGAATAATAAAACCCGCATTTAAAAAACTTTAAAAGTATGACGTAATGTCGTACTTTTTTTGTTTTACAGGTATTTATTAAGAAAATAAAAACTTAATAAATTTATATTAATGTCAAACGAAGTAATTATTGCCTTTATAACAGGGGTATTAGGACCAATAACTCTATTATACGTAAAAAATATTTTAAATAAAAGAAAAGTCAAACCTGACATGGTGACAGAAACGTTAAAGGTAAGTGAATTAATTACTACTAAAATTGACCATATTAAGGAGGAGTTTAAGTCCGATAGAGTATGGGTAACTCAATTTCATAATGGAGGACATTTTTACCCAACAGGTAAGTCAATGGCAAAATTCAGTGTCATATACGAATCTGTTAATACCGGAGTCGGGTCAATTCAATCAGGATTCCAAAACATACCTGTAAATCTTTTTTCCAAATCAATAAATCAATTATTAGAAAATGATGTTATTGAAGTTTCAGATTTTAAAGATGAAACAATTGCAACATATGGTTTAAAATACGCGGCGGAAGAGTCAGGTTGTAAATCATGTTATTTATTTTCAGTTAAAACTATTGATGGGAAATTCATTGGGACACTAGGTTTAGATTTTACAAAAAGAAAAACTGCCCTTGATATAGAGTCTATTAATCGTTTATTAGTACACGCAACCTCAATCGGTGGAGTTTTAATGGGACATTTAAATAACCACTAATAGAATTTAAACTATTTATTAATATGAAAAAAATTATTAACGAAAAAACTGTTACCGACTTAAGAGCGGAGATAACTAAACTTGGATATTTCGAAAAAAACGGGCAATTAAGTTCTGCAGGAGTGTTAAACGATTACTTTGTGGGTATTCTTTCACATCTAATTAATGAATGGAAAACACAAAACAAAAACTTATGTAAATTAACCTTTACTGCAGGTAATGATGTTTCTCATAAAAAGGGGAACTCAAGACATCCTAAGGGAGAGGCGGTTGATGTTTTATTAGGAACTGAATGTCGTTCAAATTTCATACAGATATTAGAAAAATATAAATCCGCTTATTTTGGATTTGCATATATAGACAAATATACTAACCCATCAAAAGGGGAGACAGGACATTTTCACATATCTTATCGACAAGGACTACCTGAAGGTGGTAAAAATAATAAAGAGGATGGTGATGATGAAGTAGAAGTAAAATCCCCAACAAAATCAGATTCATCTGGAGTTTCTGTAACAACAACAACAACAACAAAAAAAAGACATGATGTCTATGGAGGACTACTAAATACACTAGACATTAAGGATAAGTCCGGTCAAAGTGCTTTAATGAACGCGGGTAAAAGGGCTTGGGCTGAAACAGGCGGAAAAATTCAAAACGCTTTGGCGGAATCTACAGAACATAACTCAAATAATCTTAATGAAGAAGTTAGACGAATAAAAAAAATGATGAATTTATGAAACTATCAAATCCGATACCTAACGGTAAAATGTCAAATTCTATGTTATCGAAAACAGTGGAGATTTCTTCCTACAATTCTAACACAATATTTAGCCCTGCCCAAGGAACCATAGTATCTTCAGATAAGTTTAAATGCGGTGGAAATATTAAGATAGAACATTATATTGATGGTAATACTTACTACTCTAATTTTTGTAACGTTAATAGACTAATGTCATTTACAGGTAATCAAGTTAGACAAGGAGAAATAATAGGAACAGTTGGAGATTCTCCAATTGAATATTCAGTAACAGATAAAGGTGGAAATAAATTAGACGTTAGTAAATTTTTATCGGGAGGATTTGAGCCCGCAAAAACCAAAGAGACAACTAAAGAAAAAAAGAAAGAGGATAAAAAAACCGATTACGAATTTAAGAAAAGAATACCAAATCCTTTTATGGACGTTCTTTTATCACCATTTTCACTTATTACTAAGGCCTTTACTAAAGAAAGTGTTATCATGAACAATAATCTAATTAAAGAAGAAATTAATAAGATTAAAAGGCTTATTAAATAAAAAAATCCCCTTATTTCTAAGGGGACTAAACCAATTACTTTGTTTTTACTTTGTTTTAACTGTGTCAACTGTTTGAGTTACCACAGAATCAACGGTGTTAACTAAGACAGAATCAACTGTTGTTGTATCAGTCGCTGGGACTTCACTTTTTGGCGCAGACCCACCACATGATGATAACATTACGCTACCTGCAATTACTATTGCGAAAATTACTTTTTTCATAAATTTATTGTTTTTTATTTGTACAATAAATAGGTGTTTATTCACGATAAGTCAATTTATTAGTTGTTTTTTTAAATTTATTTTTTAGAAAAAATAAATCACAGGACTTGTCAGATAAGATTTTATTATTATCTTTGTAAAACTTTTGAAAGAAAAGGAGATATTTATACAACACCCTTTTTATTTAAATAAAAGTTCTTTTAAAATTTGACAAATTATTATCCATTTAGTATACTTGAAGTATGAATAATGAAAACAAAACAGTAACAATTGAAGATAACGTAATGTATTACTATTACGTGAGTGGTGTAAAGTATTGGACTCCAAGTTCAGTTTTCGCACAGTCACGAGCAATATTCTACGGTGACGAAAATGTTTACGTTGAAACAATTAATTAAAAAAAGATTTGGTAGATTGAAAAAGTTTACTTATCTTTGTAAAAGAAATCAGGAACGTCTGATTTAGTTCTTTGAAGAAATTGGTTATAGAAACAGTCTAGGTCCGTAGGGCTACTGTTGTGTGTGAGGAAAGTGACTACGGGACAAACATTTAACTGTATGAAACAAAGCAGAAGTCCTTCGCATTTAAAGTGTAAATGAAATATGTTACCGCATCAGTTATTATAACTAAAAAAAGATTTGGTAGATTGAAAAAGTTTACTTATCTTTGTAAAAGAAAAGAGATAGACAAACATTAAGATACAAGTCTCAAAAAAAAATTAAAAAAGATTTGGTAAATCAAAAAACTTTACTTATCTTTGTAAAAGAAATCGGAAACGTCCGAAAATGTTCTTTGAATTATTGTATTATCCAGATTAGATGAAAGTAAATTCTTCGGAATTATGATAGTCTAACAAATGATAATCGGCCGTGTATGGTCGTTAAATAAACCACGAAAGTGGGATAAAGTGAATCTGCAAGTGTTAGTAGGTTCGCGTCTTGGGAAACTGAGGTCGAGTACACAAGTGGGATATCATCCGACCTTTAGTACTGAGGGCGACGCTTTAGGGAAAGTGGTTGGGTGGAATGGCAATGTGGATTGTCAGTCTGAGGAGGGAACTCCAATAAGAATTACCCATAGGTGTCAAGCAAAAAATGTGGTTTCCAATTACATGATTGCGGGTACCAATATAAGAGAGAACTTAAAACCGAAAGGTAAGATAGAGAACAAGTGGTGTTGCTACTATCCTTATTAAAGACTTACCAAAGTCTTGGTACGAAGTAATCTTAAAATATAGAGATGGGGACATCTCACAGAGTAGTTTGGTATATCGGTTTCCAAAAGAAAACGACTCCTTTAACGGACCACTACTTTGATTCATCCACACACGTAACTTATACTAAATTAAGTAAAATTAACTAAAAATAAGCAAAAGTGTCCGTTAGGTATCGGTGAAAGGTGACTACATAGTAATGAGCCGTTCATTGCACATGAAGACCGCAAGTCTGAGTGTATTCTTACCAAAAACCTCTATTCCCATAAGGAAAAGTCGGGGAGGCATCTTCGAAGAGAGTTGAGTAATGAGAGAGTAGCTGATATCTCAAGAAGTGATTGGTCTAACCAATCGTCACTGAGGAATACTTCCCAAAAAGAAGTGGATATGTGGGGAATTAATAATCCTACTAAAGTTTCTCATAAACAGGTGTAATCTCAGCCTTTTTTATAGCCAAATATTGTGGGATAGAGCAGAGGCAGCTCAAAAGGCTCATAACCTTTAGGTCGGAGGTTCGATTCCTTCTCCCGCTACTAAGTGACTCCGTATGTGTTTTTTTAAATCATAACACCCACCACGAGTTTAAACTGATGGAGACATAATGATTTGGGTGTTTGCGTGATTATCCTATCTTTTGACAACACGATTCTTCCTTATAGAAAGTATAACAAGTGATTAAGTACCGATATGTCTTTGACAAGACAACCTGAGGTTATGATGGTAAAAACTAGTTAAGACTGTTTTTAGGATGTGGATTTTGTTATAACCACACACCATTTTTAAGTCTTTAAATTAAAAAGGGTAGTAAACATACAGACGTTCAGGTCGTACACCAGTTACAACTCACGATAGAAGTTGGATAGAGATTTCACTAATCACTACCTCGGGTTAAACTTACCGAGTGACAAAGTTTAGGCTAAAAGTGGGAGATTTTGACTAGCCGTCTTAATCTCCCCTTTTTTTATTTCCTTTAATCAAAAACTCCATTATACTTTAATACCCTTGAGGTATAAAAAACAAAATCTTAAAATAATGGAAACATTTTATTTTACTTTAGGTGTCCTTTCGATTGTTGCAATAATTTTCATTGTTGCTCTTGTTTGGGGGTTAGTTAAGGTTGTTAGAACAAAAAAAGATTTGGAAGATTTCAGAATATCTTATGAGAGGGATTTAGATTCCAACCAAATAAGATTAGATGAGACTAGACGTGAATTCGAGACCACAGTAGAACATCTCTACAGACGTATCGATGAACTTCATCAGGAATCTAAAAGTCATACTGACAAACGAGCTGACCAACTTAGACAAATTTTGACAGAATCAAAATCCTAAAAAACAAAAAACCCCATCCTAAAAAGGTGGGGTTTTTTATTTATTTGAATATACCAACATTTCTACCTCTAACCCACCCATCGTTTAAATATGGGTTAATCTCAGTCTTTTTAATTTTTTTATTTTCGTTATTTTTAGTTATCCAACAAGTCCCGTATTGTGAATTTTTAATACCAATACCGGTCCCTTTCTTCACTTCACTCATTTTTTGTTTAGATTCATCTGTGTGAGTTTTCCCATTCCAATGGTAAAAATATTTTTTTTCTCGTTTACCTTCAAGAACTTGTTTTTTATAAGCATTACTTAATTTTTTTGAAAACTCTTTCCGAAATTCTTTATCTTGCATTTTTTTTAAAAACATTTCATTACCGGATTTAGAACATTTTAATCTATGTTCTTCAGAATAAAATGTTCCTCCGCCATAACCACCTGATTTAAGATTTATACAATTTTCATCTAATAATAAATCCGTATTAACAATTTCAATTTCACGTTCTTTTAAAGATTCTCTGTTAGGTAAAAACTCTAAAATAATTTTAGTGTGTTTATCCTTACCATACTTTCTAATTGAATATCTTAATCTTTTACCACTACCCATATACCCATCCTCTAAATTAGATGTACTGTGCATTCCAATATAGTATTTTTGATTAAAATTACAAGTGGTTTTATAGATATAGTGGATATGAGGTTTTTTTCTCGGCAT